CCCGCCATAAAAGTATTCATTAGTGCCTGGTCAAGACCGTATGATAATCCTAGTTGTTTTCTATATGGTTGAACAGATGCTTGAATAATTCCCATTCTACCCGTTTCTAAAACACCCTCCATAACAGAAGTTTTTAACATCGCACCAGCAAGACCTCTGGGAACAGAATAAGCAAAAGATAATGGTAATGTTTGTAAAAAAACGGGATCAAGCATATAATTAACCATACCCGCACCAGTAGATGCACCATATTTTTCAAAAAAAGTACGATTAGCTTTACGCATTTGCCCAATTAAAAATTCATTTGTTTGAGCTTTTTGTCTTGTTTCTTCTTTAAAATATTCTAACCCTTTAAATTCAACACCAGGATTAGCTTGTTTAATTTTTTCTACTTCTTTATTCCACCAATCAACTTGTTCTTTATATGATTGTATATTTGTTTGACCTGATGGCGTTCCCGTTTGTGCCGATCTACTTAAACGATATAAAAAATTATTAAAAAAACCATCCCCAGCAATTTCATCCCTCATGTCATCTATTAAAGGATTTGGTAAATCAATATTAAAACGACTTTTTATTTCTTTGTTAGCGTTATCATAATCATCAAGTAAATTATAATAATCTGATACTGATAATTCAGTTTGCAACAAATGTGATAATGTAGTGGTAAATTCAGGACTTAATTGTGATGGTAACAATTCTCCTTTTTGATATTCACTTCTCATGCGTTTTATATTTTTCGCACTTTCGGTATCGTATAAATTCATCGTGATATATTTAAGTCTGATGTTATTTTATTAAGATCAAAAACAAACAATTCATCTGTGCCAGGATAATGTAAATAATCAGGATTAGCTTCATCGTTTGGATTTAATAAAGCTAGGTAATATTGTCCTGGTGCAACTTGATCCCAGTAATATGCTTTACCCTCTTTGCCAAAAACATTATCTGCATTTAAAATATATTCTTCTCTATTATCCATATCTGCAAAAGGCGATGAAACTGGTAATTCATTTTCTCCACCAGCTTTCATTAACAACTCATCTGTCATATTGTTTTCCATAAAATCGTCTAAATCATCAACTGCTAAAAAATTAGAGGGAACAACTACTTGATTACCATTGTATTCGTAAGTGCCACCTGAATATAATTCACTACCTTGATACTTTGCACCAACTGACTCATTAATAACTTTAACAATTTTGTTTTCATTTTTTCTAACAAATGTATCAACATCAGCTAAATTATTTAAATTTTCATCAACCCAACCCTCTTTAATACCTCTGTTAATAATAACATTTTCTATTGCAGCTAATTTTGAATCCATAGAATCAATATTATCAACCATGCTATTTCCAAGTGTGCTAACAACTAACTCAAAATAAATTTGATTATTATCAAAATTAGGCACAAGTTTTGCTGATTGTTTTCTTTTAGCTCCCGCAGCAATATCAAGAGCAAATTGTGTATTGCCATTTAATACATGACCACCAATTTCTGCCATCGCTGGTGCTTCTTTATTAATTTGTTCAAACACAGCTAATGCGTGTTCTCCAAATCCGTCTGTAATCATCGTTGCAACTTGTACTATTTGTGATGCGTCTGCTTCTTCAAATATATTAGCAAAATTTTCAGCTTCTAATTTTGTTAAAAATTGTGGTGCTTGATTATAATGCTCGGCAATAAACAATGATTGATCTATTCTTTTTTCAAGACTTCCGATAAATTCTTGTGAGTCAGGTCTTGTTACATTTCCATTTTCAAAAAAATTAAGAGGTGTTAAAGTATCTTCATAAGTTGTTTGTCTTTTAGAATTTTTACCAATAACTTCGTAGTCTGATGCGACAACCAGCATATCATCTGATAATCTTGTCTTTTTATCATTATGAATTGTTTGTAAAATTTTTAAAGTTTCAACAGCTGCATCTGGTATTTGATCTAATTTTTTTATTTCTCTATCATAATCTAATAATGCTTGTTCAGAACCAGCTAAATCTAATCTTTTAAATTGATCAACTGTATCAACCATATTAATTAAATTTTGTATTTTAATAGGTAAAGATGGATCAACTAATTGCCCGTCTGTTCCAGGAATAACTAATTGTTTTGATTGTTCTAATAAACTTTCAAGATAAGGAAGATTACCTCTACTAATTTCTTTTAAAATAAATTCTTCTCTTTCTAACAAACCATTAATACTTGTTGCTTGTTTTTTTAAAGTTGAAATATTTGCATTATTAATTTTTTCTACTTCTGATGCTGCTTTAATTTCAAAATTTTGCACTTGTTCATTACTTAAACGATCTTTCCAATACCCATCATCTTGTAAATCTAACCATCTTTGCGGATTAGCATTTTCTCCGTTAATCATTAATTCTGATTCCATGCCAAACAGTTTATTTTTTACTTCATCAATTTTAAAAAGTTCTCCACCTTTGACAATTAAACCTTGATTAGACATTTCATAAACTATCCCATGTTCGCCAAATAATTTATGTAATATGTATTGTTGTTTGTTAGGATTGTTGCTGTAATTATATTCGTATATTAAATTATCTATTTGTTTTTCATAAGATGCTGTACCTAAATTTAATACATTTGAATTTATAATATTGTCAATTTCCATTGACTCTCTATTTAAATAATCATTAAATTCTAATGTTGCTATTTGTTTTGTTTTTTCATCTAATTGTGAATTAAACAATAAATTATTAAATACATCTGTTGCTTCATTTCTAAAGTTTTCTTTATCAGCTAATGAGCTTGATGCCGCATATTTTATTGTTTTTAATTCATTAATAATTGGGTTTAGTTCTTGCATCACATTAGAAACATTTGTTTTGCGTTCTATTGCCAATAAAGAAGTTTCTAATTTTAATTTTGCATCTGTTTCTAATTGTAATAATTGTGTTTTAAAATTAGAATCAGCTTTATGTTTTTGATAAGTAAAATCTAAATCTGCTTTGTGTAACTGATTTTCTGTATTTAATTTAAGTTCTAATTGTTTGTTACTAAAACTTAAATCTTGTTCTAATTTTTTATTAGCAAAATTTAAATCACTTTCATATTTATTTGCAGCAAGTTTTTGTAAATTATTAGCTTGATTTGCAAGTGCCAAAAAAGGTAACTGTGCAACTTTACCAATATCATTAGATTGAATTTGTGCATTAGGTTGTTTAATTCTATTAACACCTTGGTTTCTATAAATTGGTATTTCAGCCATTAAAAACCAGCCGTTTCATTTGCGTGTTTAAGACCAAGATCATACCCTTGATTAATTAAAGTTTCTGCATTTTTATTAATTTGATCTAAAATATTAATATTATTATTATGAAGTGTATTCATAATTAATTTTTGATTTGTACTTTGTTGTTTTATTAATTGTTCTGTCATTGTTGATTGTGTTTTAATTAATTCTGCATTTTTTGCAGCGGTGCTAGTAATCATATTTTGTGTTGCATAAGCACCAACCATTGTACCAAAAGCACTAATTATAGAAGCAGATCGTTGTTGTCTTGCTTGGAACATAGCCATGTTGCCTTGTATTCTATTATTAACAGCAGCTACTTTGTATTCATAACTATCAACTTCAGCATCATACATAATATTTTCTTTAGCGATTTCTGCTTGTTGTTGTTGAAACAATAATACATCCATTGGAGTACCCTCGCTAATTTTAACACCAGCTTTCATATAAGCCATTTGTGTTCTAGCATCTTCAAAGGCGTAATCTTGTTCAAACTTTTTTACATTGTTTAAACCAATACGATACGCATCATCTGCTCTCATTTCGTTCATCGCAGCGTTTTGTTCAGCAACACTTTGTTGATAACGACCAGCTGCCATAGCAGATTGACCAGCTAATAAACTTCCCGCAGCACTAACACCAGCTGCTACTACCATAGGAGGAGCCATTAATTTACCCTCGCATAGCGTATATAATCTTCATTGTTTTGATATTTTTTCATTATTCCCTCTGATTTCATTCCAAGCCATTCAGCAAATCTATGACCTAATAAAAAATCTTTTTTTACTGCTGTTTGTAATCGAATAATTTTGTTTTGCTCTACAAGATGATCCATTACTTTTTTCATTAGTTTAGCTGATCCTATACGATTTCCCCAAACTAAATTTGTTGCCATTACCCATCCCTCAAAAACATTATCCCAAATTGGAATAACGCCACCAGCACAAATAATTTCATTATTTTTTAATGCGGTAAAACTCATATTAGGAACTTCTAATCCATTTAATTGATCTTGGTATTTTGAATCCCATTCGGTATGAGGATCATTCATTATACTATTGACCATTATGTGTGCGTGTTCGGATTTAAATTCTATTAATTTTAAATTACCCGTCATTAATTGTTATTTCAGGATAAATAGAAATGATTGTTAATGGTAACGGCTGATTTTGTCTTATAGTAACATAACCATCCGTATTAAAATCATCATCAAATTCTATTTGCTTATCTCCCGTAAATAAAGGAACAGCAGTATCCATTGATGCAGCACTAGAACGAAATGGTATTCGTTCCATGCTATCAGTATTTGGACCTACTTCAACACCAACTGTTTCATGCAAACGCAAAGTAACTTCGTTAATTCGTTTTGCTTTTGATTGTGATGTTCCGCCCTCTCCAGCTATTTCTATTCGCATTGTTTGTAATAAAGAAACAAAATTTAATCCAACATGAACTTTTGTCGATGATCTATCTAAAGTAATAGAACCACCTGATACAGTTTTGTTTGGATGTGTTGATCCATCTGCCAATATTGTTACAGATTGACCCTCTAAATGATCTAAACCAGTTATAGTTGTTGTGGCGCCACCAGAATAAGTCAAACCACTATCTACATAAAAAGCATCTGTTTGATCTGTTCCATAATCAAATAATTTTAAATATTCAACATAGCGTCTTGTTGCTCCGTTGATTGTTCTTTTAACAATCATGTATAATTCATCTTCGTTGCTATCAGTTGGAATACTTGCAACACTTTCAACAACAGCTTGACCAGAACTAAAAGCACCACCTAAAATATGTCTATGCCATCCAATAACATTTTCTGATCGTGCATAGGTAAAACCAAGTAAAGTGCCATCATCACGAACTACCCATAAAATACTATCAGGTTCTTGTTGGTAAGCCATTTCAACTATACCACCCTCGGTAATGTGTTCGGCTAACAATGTCATATCGGTTGCCTGGTATTGATCAATATTTAAATTGTAAGTTAATTCTCTAATTTTTCTTTTTGCTCGTTGAACAAACATGGTAACATTTTCAATTTGAACTGCATCTATGTTCGCTGAACCATAACTTGATTGTTTTTGTATTTGCACATTAGTTGGTGTTATTGGTTGTGTAGTACCAGATGCACTTACAACAAATTCGCCACCTACTGTGCCTACAATTAATGATCGTTGAGCTGACATATAACGAATAGCATTAACTTTATTAGACGCTATTGTATAAACCATCGCATCTGTATCATTACTACCCGTTGTAAAATTTTCTAAATCCCCACCCTTACTAAACCATATTGTTTGCGGATTATCATTTGATCCAGCAAAAACTAATCGTTGTTCAAAAAATGTTACTGAACTTGGATATTTGTTTGTCGTTGTATTTAAAACTGGCGATGGAGAACCAGATAAAGACGGAGTTGATAATGTCCAGTTAGTATGTCCTGATCTCGTTAATTTTCTAATCGCATAACTTGGATGGACCAAATACATTGTATCTGCACTTTGAGCAAATTTTATTGTTGGTATATCTGCCGTTGCGTAAGGCGATGCAATTTCATAAATTTTATTTGCAACACCAGCAGAACCATAAGCTGTATAACCAGTTGTATTTACATTATTTCCATCAACATCTTGTATTTCAAAAGTGTTTGTAGTTTTATTTGCAACTTTAAATGTTTTACCATTTAATTCGGTCATTCCAACAACGCTTGTTATAATAACATGATCGCCATTGGAATAACCATGGGAGGTAGCAGTTATAACACCAGGGTTAGCTTGTGTTGCACCGCTGATGGTTTTATCACTTTCTGTAATAATTCCATTGTCTTTAAAAAAACGAATATACTGATTACCAAACTCCATTATGTAAGTTTGTGTAGTTGAAAATTCAAAAGGTATTAATCTTGTTTTAGCTGAACTTGTTTTTACTTCATGGATAAAATATGATCCTGGTCGTCTTGACGCTGCACCATGCGGATGCACTACCATATTTTCTAAAGTTTTAGAGCCATTAAAATATTTATTAAAATCAGTACGCCCATCTAATCTTGGCGATAACTCTCCAGCCGTAAAATTAGTAAAGGCAACAGTTGATCGTGCCATTAATACCTCGAATTTATAAATGTACTTGAATCAATATCGTCAGAAGTTCCCTCGGTTGCATCAACAAATCGTGCTTCTCTTAATTTAATTTGATACAGTTCATTCATTTGTGCAGCCAAAGAAGTAGAAGAAGTAATTGCATAACACAATTCTGCTGCTAATTTTGCTGATATAGTTTCTTGTAATAAAACATCGTATTCATTTACATCTGTAATTTTTGAAATATAAATTAAATATATTGTTGATTCATTTGTTAATAATTTTCTACCCTCAATTTTAAATTTTTGTCCTTGATCTAAATCTGATGATGATCCGTTATGATGACCGCCTACTTTTAAAACTCGTAAACAATCAGATGGCAAAGTATATTGATTATCATATTCATGTGTTGGTGTAGCTGTATCTTGTGCTAATTCAACACGCTTAATTAAACAATTCCAAGTATGTGATCTAAAAATTTGATCACGGATAGGTTCATAGCGTTGGTTACATAACCTCGCATTTTTACTATCTTCTGTTAATGATATTATATTATTTGCTCCCAGCGAATTTAATGCTGAATTACAAATTTCTACTACTGATGCCATAAATTATTTTTTCTTTTTAAATCCCGATTTCATATTTGCGTATGCTTTCGGTGTTATTGTTGATTTTGATTTCGGTCTTGAAGTACCCGCTTTTTTTCTTGCATTAATATTTGCGTATAATCCTTTTTTTGCCATAAATTCTCCATGTAAAAAAGGGGGATAAAAATCCCCCCTCTATTA